CAGTCAAGGCGTGTCTGGCCAGTCGTTGGGCGACGTAGCCGCAGGCGTACGCGGAGCCCTAGACGCAGCCAGTAAGCGCGAGTTGGGAATCCTTCGTCGTATTAGCCAAGGTGTTACTGACATAGGCCGCAAGTTCATCTCGATGAACGCCGAGTTCTTGTCTGATGAAGAAGTTATCCGCATTACCAACGAGGAATTCGTTAAGGTTAGACGGGATGACTTGGCAGGTTCGTTTGATCTGAAGCTGTCGATCAGTACGGCCGAAGAAGACAACAACAAAGCAGAGCAGTTGGCTTTTATACTGCAGACAGTTGGGCCTAATGAAGATCCCGGCATACGTAAGATTATCTTGAGTGACATCTGCCGCCTCCGTAAGATGCCGGACTTGTCAGAGAAGATTGAGAACTATGCGCCAGAACCTGATCCAATGGCTCAGCAAGTGCAGCAGCTAGAGATGGCTAAGATGCAGGCAGAAGTTGAGCTGTTGAAAGCAGAAGCAATGGAACGCCAAGCAGCTGCCATGGAACGACAAGCTAAAGCAGTACTGTTACAAGGCGAAGCTGACCAAGGAAACTTGGACTTTGTTGAACAAGAATCCGGTGTTAAGCAGGAACGTGATCTTCAAAAGGGAATGGCTCAGGCGCAAGGTAACATCGCGCTGGAACGAGAGAAGGTTCAGCACCAGAAAGAAGAGAAGGACAAGGATCGTAAGGTGGACATGATGAAGGAATTGATGCGGCGATAAGCCGCAACAAAGTAATACCTAACCCTATTATCTAATTAGCAATGGTAGATCCCAAATGTTGAAAGAAACTATTGAAGAAATTGAACTGAACATTGAACAAGCCAAGTCCATCGTTGCCACTGGCAGCGCAATGGAGCGCCTGCGTAATAACCGCGATTTCAAAAAAGTGATTATAGAAGGCTATTTTGAGAAAGAGGCTATTCGTCTGGTTCACTTAAAGTCCGACTTCAATATGCAAAGTCCAGAAGCCCAAGTCAGCATTCTCCGTGACATGGACGCTATTGGTACCTTGGCACAGTACTTCAATAAGACGATGCATCAGGCCATGCTCGCTGAGAAAGCGATTGAATCTGATGAGCAGACGCGTGATGAACTGTTGGCAGAGGAGCTCAACTAATGGCTGATACAAACAGTTATTTAGATCTGTCCGATGAGGAAATGCTTAACCAATCCGCACCTCCTGAAATGTTCGAGGAAGCCTCTATTGAAGACGAAGTCGTTGAGCCGGAAGAGATTGATGATGAGTCAGAGGAAGAAGACGATACTGCTGATGACGATGAGTCAGAGCCCGTTGTTGAGGGAGATGAGGATGATGCCGATGACGAAGACGATGATGATTCAGATGGAACTGCCCCTGCTGTAGAGGAAGATGACAACAAGGAAGAGGAGTCTGTTAAGGCTAAAGAGGAAGAAACTAAAGAGGGCGAACTCAACCCTATTGATTACAAGGCCGAATACGAGCGCCTTACCTCTTCTTTCAAAGCTAACGGTAAAGACATTACCGTCAGTAACGTAGACGACGCCATTGCACTTATGCAGATGGGCGCTAACTACAATAAGAAGATGGCTGCACTGAAACCAAACTTGAAGTTGCTTAAACTCTTGGAGAACAATAAACTCCTAGATGAAAGTAAGCTCAGCTACTTGATTGACTTGGATAAGAAAGATCCAGCAGCAATCACTAAGCTGATTAAAGATAGCGGAATTGATCCGCTTGATGTAGATGTAAACAAGGACAGCGAATACAAGCCGAAGACTTACACTGTTGACGAGAAAGAGATAGAACTGGACGAGGTACTTGGGGATCTCCAAGAAACAGATACGTACAGTAAGACTCTGGATATTGTTGGCAACAAGTGGGATGGCTCTAGTAAACAAGTAATTACGCAAAACCCCCAATTGCTTAGGCTCATTAACGATCATGTAGCTAATGGCGTTTATGAAATCATAAGCAAAGAGGTTGACCGTGAAAGAATGCTTGGTCGCTTGAATGGAGTTTCGGATATTAATGCCTATCGGTTGATTGGCGATACGATTGAAGCGAAGGGTGGGTTTGAGCATTTGAACCCTGCCAAGAAAGCGCCTCAAGTTGTAGTCCCCACTACCAAGAAGGCCCCAGATCCTGCTCTTATTAGCAAGAAGCGTGCTGCTAGTTCTACCCAAAAAGCTGCGCCGAATAAGGTACCGGAGGATTTCAATCCACTGGCTATGTCTGACGAGGCGTTTAGTAAACTTGTTGTATCCAAATATCTGTAATAGAGGAAATACCCCATGTCCCGCGTATATAATGATCCAGCTGGAGGCACTCCCTCCAAAATCGGTACTCAGTTGCGTACTGATTACTTCCAGAAAAAGGCGCTGATTGAAGCGCAAAAAGAACAGTACTTCGGCCAGCTGGCTGATGTAACTGCCATGCCTAAGAACATGGGTAAAACCATCAAGCGGTTCCATTACCTGCCTTTGCTCGATGACGCTAACGTCAACGATCAGGGTTTGGACGCTGCAGGCGCAATCATCGTAGCTGGTACGTTTGATGCGTTCTTGGCTAACGGCACTCGCAAGACTGACGGTGTTGCTGCTAATGGCGACGGTTCTTACCCAACCATGGCACAAGCTGTTACTGCTGCTGGTGTAGGCGGATCTGCTGTTGAGAACGGTGGTAACCTGTACGGTTCGACCAAAGACATCGGTTCGATCAGCGGTAAGCTGCCTGCTCTCACTGAGAACGGCGGCCGTGTAAACCGTGTTGGCTTCAAGCGTATTGAACTGGAAGGTTCGATTGAGAAGCTTGGCTTCTTCGACGAGTACACCCAAGAGTCGATTGACTTCGATTCCGACGAAGAGCTGCAAACGCACATTCACCGCGAGATGATCAACGGTGCCAATGAGCTCACCGAAGATGCTCTGCAGGTTGACTTGCTGAGTGCTGCTGGTGTGATCAAGTATGCCGGTGCTGCCACCTCTAACGTGGAAGTCATTGCTACGGATCTGGTTACCTACGGTGATCTGCTGCGTTTGAGCATCGACTTGGACAACAACCGTACCCCGAAGAACACCACTGTTATCACTGGTTCGCGCATGGTCGACACAATGACCCTGCCAGCTTGCCGCGTGATGTACATTGGTTCCGAGTTGCTGCCTACCCTTCGCGCCATGAAGGATCTGCACAACAACGAAGCGTTCATCCCAGCACAGAAGTATGCATCTGCTGGTAAGACCCTTCGTGGTGAAGTGGGTTCGATTGACCAGTTCCGCATCGTGGTTGTTCCAGAGATGCTGAAGTGGGCTGGTGCAGGTGGAGACGCTAGTGGTTCCGCCACGCATTACGAAACCAACCAGAAGTTCGACGTGTTCCCAATGCTGGTTGTTGGTGACGGTTCGTTCACTACCATCGGTTTCCAAACTGACGGTAAGACCACCAAGTTCAAGATCACCCAAAAGGCTCCTGGCCCAGAGACTGCGGATCGTAATGACCCGTTTGGTGAGACTGGATTCATGTCCATTAAGTGGTACTACGGCTTCATGGCTCTGCGTCCTGAGCGCCTTGCAATCCTCAAAACCGCTGCAGTGATGTAACTGATAGGGGGAGGGAAACCTCCCCCTTCTTTTTAAATAACGGAGAACCAAAATGCAAGAGCCGACTAGCCCAGCTGTAGACGTTGAATTTCCAGAAGAAGAAGCGCTTCCTGTTGCTGATGAACTGACCGTACTGAAGGCTCGTGCCGATCAGCTTGGTATTCAGTATCATCCCTCCATTGGTTTGGAGAAGTTGAAAGCCAAAGTACAAGACACACTCAATGGTGAAGTAGAGTCCGTTGAGAAGAAAGTCCCTGAAGCCAAAGTTAAAGAAGAAGAGACTGAAGGCGCTCGCCGTGGTCGTAAGCGTAAAGAAGCCAATGCGTTGGTACGTATTCGCGTTGCGTGCATGAACCCACAGAAGAAAGAGTGGGAAGGCGAGATCATTACCACCGGTAACGCTGTTGTAGGCACCATACGTAAGTATGTGGCGTTCAATACAGAGGACGGTTATCACGTTCCCCGTATGATCTATACCCAACTGATTAATCGTATGTGTCAGGTGTTCTACACCAACAAAGACAACCGTGGTAACAAGAGTCGTAAAGGTAAGTTGATTAAGGAATTCTCTGTTGAGTTGCTTACGCCACTGACCCCTAAAGAATTGAAAGACTTGGCTCAACGTCAGGCCATGGCTACCAGCGGTTCTGACGCTTAAGAACCCAGTGAACTGAGGATAGATGGATGTCAGAGATTCTGATTAGCGACCTCACCCAAGGCACTGTTGATGGCTCGGGTGTGTTCGATGTATTGATGAGGGCTACCAAGACTCATCTGGACGAAGAGTACAACAAGAACCGTATCAAAGGCCCAGAGTACTCTACGGTCTACCTCAGTTCCCTGAATGCAGTGATGGATAAGTCACTGCAGTTCTTGTTGTCCAAGCAGAAGATTGAGCTGGAAGCAGAGCTCATGGCTGCACAAATTTTACAGACTCAGGCGCAAGTGCTTCTTACCGAAGCCCAGACTGCGTTGGCTATCCAACAGAAGTTGAATGCCGAAAACGAGTGGCTACTGCTGGCTGAACAGAAAGCCAAGATGACTGCAGAAACGTTGATGATCAATCAACAAGCTGCCAATGCGCTGACCCAGAATGCACAGATCATTGCGCAAACTGGTTTGATCGAACAGCAACGTCTCAATGCTATTACCGAAAACGACACCATGCTCAAGCAACAGTGCAAGCTGACTGCAGAGTTCGATGTTCTTTTGGAGACGAAAGCCAAGATCATTATCGAAACCAGCCTACTTTCTCAGAAGATTGTTACTGAGAAAGCACAGACGATCACCATGGGTGTTGATGAAGACAGTGTCATCGGCCGACAGAAGATACTGTACAAGGCGCAATCTGATGGGTTTGGTCGAGATGCAGAGCATAAGGTAGCTAAGCTGATGGTCGACTCGTGGAACACTCGCCGTATGACAGATGAAGGTACTGTGGCGGATTCTGTAAACCAACTGAACGATCTGACGGTAGGTCGCGCAGTAAGCAAACTCATGGAAGGTGTGAATGCCTGATAAAATCAGGCGATAAAACAAGGAGGCTAATTGCCTCCTTTTTTATACGAGGAGATGTTCATGGGTTTGTTTAGCAACAAAACGAAAATCGAAGTCAGTACTACAGTGACGCGGGTTGTCGAAGATAACCTGCTGCCTGAGACAGCCAAGAGTGCGGCTGTGCGTGCAATCTTTAATGACGAGAACCTTTCTGAAGCGATGTTGGCAGGGCTATCAAGAAGCATTGCTCTGAAAGCCGATCGCATGTATCGCTGGGCCGGAGAGAACTACCATTACGGGCTACCCAATAGCACACTGGTTTCCAACATTACAGGCAAAGACGTCGTCCAAGACATCATTGAAGGGGAGCTGAATGCGCCCATTACAATAGAGTACTTCGAGTACGCTCCAGCCAACAGTTTGCACATGGGATGGGAAGCCCTTATTAACGATCATGGCTACGACCCCGTTACAAATATCTTGGGTACGCTCTCTGCTGAGAAGGGCGTCACTGTATACCTGAAAGACATGCAGGCTGTGTACACGGAGGAGACGTTTAAGAATACGGATGCCGGTACGCTCGAGCAGTGGGGCACGCCAGCAACCAAAGGCTACACGCCAGAACGGTTGGCACAACTGAACAGCCCGCTAGGAAACTACCGTAGCCAGTCCACTTACATTGTGGATTCTAGAGCTCTGGTGGATTACATAGAAGTAACTTACGTCTATGAGGAAGTGACTGGCAGCGTTGAGATTGCCACGTTTACGCTTCCAATGATTGGGTATAACCCGTCTTCTGAGTATTACCATGTAAAGTTTTCGTACACACCAGCAGGTGCCAGCGAACCAGTGCTTAAATACTGGTCGTACGAGGACGGCTCTGGTGGATATGGTTCAATCGACAATATCTACCTGACGGACTTCAATGAGATTGGGCACTTCATGCCTAATATATATTTTCGTCTGGAAGACCAGAACGTATCAAAGAAAGAAGAACGCTGGTATCCACCGCACATTACCACCACAAAATTGTGCAAGTTCCTTGGGTATGAGTACCAAAAGTTTGGGGATGATTTGCACTCACAGGAAGGATCCAGTGGCTACGAGCAGGTCTACATGACGATGGGTGTGCCTCTGACCACAGATGTGCAAATCGAAATGCAGTACCTGTTCGACTATTTCTCCCTGCTTTACTACAACACCCCTGTAGCCAGTGGTGTCAGTAGCTTCTCTGATTTCACGCCACGTAATGGGCAGGCTATCAAGATTTCAGACAAAGCCTTTACAACCACCCTCTCCCATCAAGGTATTGCCAAGCGACGCATTGCAGGCAAACTTGGGAAGATTGGGTTCTGTGAAACGGGTGAGCGAACCATTGGGCATGTTGAGGGCTACTCGGTACGGGGCATCGGCGGTGTACTTGCGCCTACCACTAAGGTAGTGAACACCCAATGCCATTACTTTCGTAAGCAGGTAAGTGACATCTTCTACGAAGAGGTGGCTGTTTACGGTGCCTCTTTGCGGTACCACATTTACGGCAGTCACCATGTGGTTGCTACGACCAATGATGGTAAGTTGTTGATTCCATTGGATCATGCAATTACCAGTGTTGTTCCGATCATGAAGCGAGAAGAGCTTTTCAGTAGATCCTTTCACCTTGTATTCAATACGGTGACGATCACTGAAGAGAAGTGGTATGCCTCTTCTGCGTTTCGTATCATCGTTATTATTGTGGCCATAGCCATCTGCTACTTCAGTGCTGGTGGTTTGTCAGGTATCTCTGCCTCTCTCGTGTCATTGGGCACCATGACCATGACTGCTATGGCAATTGCAGCACTTGAAAACATTGCGATTGCCATGGCGTTGAAGTTTGGTTCTGAGTACTTGGTGAGTGAGTTCGGCGCTGAGATGGGTATGGCTGGCGCAATCTTGATGACTGCTGCAGCAATCTACTTGTCCCAAGGTACTGACCCCTCTTCAATAAGCTGGGGCGAGAACTTGCTGGCAGCAAGTAACAGTATGCTTACTGCATCTAATGACGCCATTGCTGAGATGGGTAATGCCTTTAATGACTTGACCCAAGAGTTCTCTCTTATGATGGATGCGCAAGCAGAAGAGATGAAAGCAGCTCAGAAGCTTCTTGGAACAGACCTCACTCTTAACCCTTTCGACTTCATTGGCAGAGAAACTGTGTTTATTGATGGAGAGTCGCCTGATGATTTCTACTACCGTACGATTCATGCGGGGAACGTAGGAGCTACAGGTATTACAGCCCAAAGTAACTACGTTGCTAACGCACTTCGTCTACCTTCATTTGCAGAAACTATGCGAAGAGAGTAAGTAATGAAGGTAATTCGCGGATAACTCATTTATCCATTATCCTATGTCAATTGAATAAAGTGTTGGAGAAGTAACATGTCTACATTCTGGGACTCTGCTAGTAGTATGTTTGGAGACATGTTCTCTGGTAGCGGCAATACCGCACAACCTGCTGATTTTTCGGGCAGGT